AAACAGGGCGCAGGGCGCAGAACAAGGACGCAGGACTGTCAACGCGCAGGGCGCAGGGCGCAAGACACCCCTGCTCAAGGACCGAGGGCCCCTGATCTCCCCCAAATAAAAGTATATCACGCTCCTTGGCCCTCTTTACCAAGAAGAAATTCGCACCACCGCGAGCCCAATATGCCATATTCCAAGCGACTTGATGAGGCGAGAGTTTTATTGCGTTAGAATTGCTTACCTTTAATTCCATCCAGAAGGGTAAGCCGTCCCATACTAAATGGACATCCGGCACCCCGCCACCGTGCTTGTTTTCAATCCTTGTCGCGAAGCAATTCTTCGGAAGGTTTGTCCTCAATGAGTTCCAAAAATTCGCCTCCGGCCCCTTGCTCATCTGGTGTGATATCCTTTGCTGTTCCTTCTATCACAAAAGCTTGAGGGTATTGCTTTTGCAACGCCGCCAAACGGGCAGTGATCTCATCCCGTGACATCTGATCTATGGTGTTGATCTGCTCCCGCCTATCGACAGTCAGGCCTCCCAAAGCGGAGCGGATCTTCTCAGCATTGATAGCCGCAGAAAACTGGCCTGCCTCTTCGGCGCCCGCTGACAGTTGATACAGCCGTTGAAGCTGACCAATAGTGGAGACACCATAGCGTCGCTGTCTCTCCTCTCGGAGCTCGGTCACATATTCCAAAACGTGCGGGAAGTCTCGCCCATTGAGAAGCTTGGACGCACTAACACTAGCAACATCGGCAGAATAACCCGCCTTTCGGGCTGCTTCGGCGTTTGAATATATGCCCTCGACAATGTGCCTTGCGAAGGTGCGTTGTCGGTTGGTCAGCGTCCGACCGTGCTCCTCTTCGATCTTCTGTTCAAGCTTTCCCATGGTCACCCCGTTGTTGTTATCCAACAATCTATACCAAGTGATTGGCTCTTTCAACTTTCCTATATAGCGATTTTTCTCCAGCGAAGTGTATCCAAGTGTAACCGATTGTATCCAGATCTGGGCTGACTAAGCGTTATAAATAAGGCTTGGATACGTTTGGATACGGTGGATACGGTATATTTGAATGAAAAAAAAAAAAAAACAAAAAATCTCTGGGGAAGTGTCTATAGTGTAACTCGCGTAACCGCTGCTTGCAAAAAAGTCCTTGACCCGAGGACCGAGGTGCAATAGCTTGCATGTATTCAACAAGTAATCAAGGAAGGAAAGACTTATGAAACTTGAATTAAAATCTATCAAGCATACTGCGTGGGCTTCTGAGGAGACTCATTGTTATCAGGCCAATCTATATGTGGATGGCAAGCCTGTTGCTGTTGTGAGTAATGACGGTCATGGTGGTTGTGACCGTGACTATGATCATCCTAAGTTCAAGGGTGACAGTCGTGATTACCGTGCGGTAATGAAATCTATTGAAGAGTATTTTGAATCGTTGCCTCCTTCACCTTTTAGTTATGAGGGTGCGGATGGTGTTATGGTTCATGATACTTTGCCTCAGACGTTTGAGTCGTGGTGTTGTGATCAAGTCAATGATTTTTTGACGGGTCGTGAATTGAAGCGCAAGCTGAAGAGCAATATTTTGTTTCAGAAGGAGGGTGATGATGGTGTGTATGGATCCAAGTATTATCCTACTGTGACTGATGGATCGTGGGTCAATGGCCGTCGTATCTTGAACGACATGCCATTTGCTGATGCGTTAGAGATTTGGAAGGCGACATGAGTGCTTATTACAACGAGATAGATCCTTATGCGGCGTCATGGTTGCGGGAATTAATTAAGGCGGGCCACATTGCTGATGGTGTGGTTGACGAGAGGAGTATTAGTGATGTCAGACCAGAAGAGCTTTTTGAATTTACTCAGTGTCACTTCTTCGCGGGGATTGGAATCTGGAGCCACGCGCTCCGCTCCGCGGGATGGGAAGATGACAGGCCTGTGTGGACGGGCTCATGTCCCTGCCAACCTTTCAGCCAGAGCGGCACAAGAAAGGGGGTGCTTGACGAGCGGCACCTCTGGCCTCACTGGCACCACCTCATCGCGGAGTGTCGCCCTTCAACGATCTTTGGTGAGCAGGTTGCAAGCAAAGACGGCCTCGGTTGGCTCGACCTTGTACAAGCTGACATGGAAGGAGAGGACTACGCCTTCGGGGCTTTCGATTTGTGCTCTGCGGGCTTCGGCGCCCCGCACATCCGGCAACGGCTTTGGTTCGTGGCCGACGCCGACGACGCGGGATCACAAGGGCGGTTACATAGGGGGTCGGATACGCAACGGCAAGATCAGCACGGACACGTTGGATGTGGCGGCACAGTTGGTGGGATGGCCGACGCCCACGGCGAACAACGCGACGAAGGACTGCAATCGGTATCGGGAGGATTTTCAGAACGGGTTGGGGGCGATAGCGTCTCTGACCACGGGGTGGACCACACCATCAGCCTCGGACGGGACGCGGGGCGGCAGTGGGATCACGGCCAAGATGTCGGGGAGCAGTTTGACTCAGATGTCGAAGATGGTGGGTCCGATAAGACTAACGGCTTCTGGGGAGATGTTGACTGGCTTGGATGCAGGGATGGAAAGTGGAGGCCAGTTAGATCCGGCACATTCCCGTTGGTTGATGGGGCTACCTCCCGCGTGGGACGATTGCGCGCCTATGGCAACGCGATCACGGCGCAAGTCGCGCAAGGATTAATTGAAAGTTATATGGAGACAACAGATGCCTAATCATTGTTATCAGAGTGTGTACCTTCACGGCCCGACCCATTTGATCCAGCACTTACATGCTGCGTTATCGAAGCCGGAGCCAGAGTTTTGCAGCACGATTGCGCCCATGCCGTTTGAGTTGTGGGCCAAGGAGGAAAGGCGTCCTGATCAACTCATGCCTGACTGGTATGAGTGGCGTGTTGAGAACTGGGGTACGAAGTGGGATGTCTGCGAGGTTGAGATTGACGACACACGCGGCACCTCTGGCCTCAAAGACAGGGATGGTCTTGAGTATTCGGATGACAAGAAGGTTGCGTGGTTCTCGTTCAAATGCTGGACTGCGTGGGGTGCGCCTATTCCTGTATGGGATCGTCTTCATGCGATGGGCATTGAGGTTCAGGCTGATTATCAGGACGAGGGTGGTATGTTTGAGGGTGAGTATCATCACGGCGAGGATCGTTCGTGGGATCCTGAAAATGTATTGGAGGAGGCGTGATGACAGCGCAGGACATGGAAGATATGTTGGATGCGGTATTTCGCAAAGTGTTTAGGAGTTTAACAGAAGAGGAGAAGAAGAAATGATTAGAGAATTTTGGAAACGGCTGACGCGCAAGCGTCGGAGCAATAAGAAGTTGACGCGCAAGGAGCAGATCTTGGGTGAGTTGGACCGAGGAGCGGGGACTGCGAAGCAGTTGTCGGACCGCACGGGATTGAAGCTTACGATTGTTCGGGCGACGATGACTCAGTTACACAAGGCTGGTTTAATTGTGGACACTGGAAAGAAGTCTGGGCGCGAGGGCGTTTGGATTGTGAAAAAAAGTTCTTGACTAACGCGCAGAGCGCATGTCACAAACAAGTTACTATCAACTAGAAGCCAAGTAAGGAGAAAACACATGGCAACGAAGAAAGCACCACAAGAGTCTGCATTGGAAATTCAACCATTGAAGCAGGGTCGCGTTAAACTTCGGATGATGGGCACTACCCCGTTGTATTTCAACAGCATGAGCAGCAAGGCTATGCGTGATTTGTTGATTGGTGGGGGTCGCAAGACTGCGGCGCAGAAGAAAGAGATCAAGCACAACCCTGAGCAGGAGTTTCGTGATTCGGTTTACAAGAAGTCTTTTGGGGATACGTTGTTATGTTTCCCTGCTCCAGGGGTCAAGGGCGCGATGGCTACGGCTGCGTTGGAGACTGACGGGATTACGAAGACGAGTGTGCAGCGGTTGATTTTTTTACCTCAGACGCATGTTCAGATATGGGGCAAGCCTCAGTTGAAGATTGACATGGTTCGCTCTGCGGACATGAACAAGACGCCGGACATGCGGACGCGGGCTTACTTGCCTCGTTGGTGTGCGGAGGTTGACATTGCGTATGTTCAGCCGACGTTGAGTGCGTATTCGATTGTGTCGTTGTTGACGAATGCGGGATCGATTGTTGGGATTGGAGACTTCCGACAGGAGAAGGGCCGAGGATCGTTTGGCACGTTCCAAGTTCTGACTGAGGACAGCATGGGTTCATTTCAGAGTGAGTGGGATGAGTTGATGTTGGAGGATCGAGCGGTTCAGCAGGATGCGATGGACAACCCTGTGTTTGCGGATGAGCAGACTGAGGAGTTGATGCAGTTCATGGCGGAGGAGAGAGCCCGCCGTGATATTACTCTCGTCGCTGCGGAATAAACGAGGATCGGGGGCCGCGAGCCCCCATCCATTTGGTCAAGGTTAGACGGTCTGGGTGAGGCGCGGTCGAGCACGTTCGGTTAGGGCGGGGTACGGTCCGGTTGGGTCAGGTTTGTTAAGGCGGTCGCGTTGCGGTCGGGTATATCAAGGCACGTTAGGGTTCGGTTAGGTTGGGTCAGTTGCGGCGGTCGAGGTGTGACAAGGTCGGTTATGGCAAGTCGGGTTAAGACGGTCGGGGCGAGATCCGGTTAGATATGTTGCGGTTTGTTGCGGCATGTTCAGGCGGTCACGGTGGTTTAGTTCGGGTTGGGCGTGGTAGGTCAGGTAAGGTAAGTCGGTCTAGGTTGGGTACGGCGGTGTGTGTCGGGTTGCGTTGAGTCAAGGTTTGTTAAGGCGGTCATGTTGCGGTTCGGTTGGGTCGTATAAGGATCGGTTGGTCAAGGTAAGGCGGTCGAGGTTGGCTGCGGTGCGTTTCGGTGCGGTATGCTTCGGTAGGGTGAGGACACGGTGCGGCGGTCTAGGCATGGTCCGCTCAGTTTGGTTACGGTCAGACGGTCATGGAATGATAAGTTG